GTATGGCTTTGACCCAAAGGAATTATAATGAATATGGAAAAAATAACAAGCATGTTGTTTCCAGTAATAGTCTCTGCTATTGCTTGGTTACTTACTGCAATGACTGCTATTCAAGCAGACTTAATTAACATCAAATCTAAAATGCCTATTCTTATTACAGAACAAGGTGTGCCTACAGATAGTCCAATATCTGCTGACGCTAGAGGTAAACTTAAAGAAGAGTTAAGACAACAAATATCAGAATTAAATGTTCGTATTCGTATATTAGAAGAACATGACATGCAAAGGAAAGGTAAATAATGTTATCTATATTATCTGGAATACTAGGTTTTGCTACAAGTGGACTTCCTAGTTTACTATCATTCTTTCAACAAAAAGGTGACCAAAAACATGAACGAGAAATGGCTAAACTTCAAACAGAACGTGAACTTGAACTTGCAAAAGCTGGCTTCGTATCTCAAGAAAAAATTGAAGCAATTAAGTTAGACCAAATAGAAACACAAACATACGCAGAAGAACGTGTAGCATTGTATGACCATGACAAAGCATTGGTTGATGGTGCAAGTCCTATGGTGAAAAACTGGAATGCTATGGTAAGACCTGTAGTAGCTTTTATCTTTGTAGGCGAGTTAGTTCTTATTAATCTTATCTCGTTAGCTTGGGCTATGTGGTCAGGTGTAGACTTTGTTGTAGCATCTCAAGAAGTATTTGGTTCTGAAGAAATGGCTATTACTGCATCTATTATTGGCTTTTACTTTGGTTCTCGCACATGGGAAAAGAAACGTGAAGGCATCTAATGTTTGCATACAACTTCTTAAACATCATGAGGGTGTTAGGTACAAGCCTTATACTTGCCCTGCTGGTTTGTGGACTGTGGGTGTTGGTCATCTTATCGGTGATGGTAAGTCTTTGCCTAGAGAGTGGAACAAAACTTTTACACAGGCTGAAGTAGATGGAATTCTTAAACGAGACCTCAATCGCTTCGAGCTGGGAGTACATAAGATGCTACCTAACGTGCCTCTTAGACAGCACGAGTTTGACGCTATCTTATCTTTCTGCTTTAATCTTGGTCTTGGTTGCTTTCAACGAAGCACCATCCGTCAAGCGTTGTTACGTGGCGATAAAGAAGCTGCTATGGAGTCGTTAGTTAAATATTGTAGAGCTGGTGGTAAGATATTAAAAGGTTTACAAAACAGAAGATTAGATGAACGCAAATTGTTTTTGGGTATATAATAAAGTATCTCAACGCTAGGAGAGTTACTTGAAAATACTATTATTAGATATAGAGTGCGCCCCAAACCTTGCAACAGTATGGGGAATATGGCAACAAAACATTGCTCTTAACCAACTCCTAGAGTCATCTTACACGCTATGCTATGCAGCAAAATGGTATGGTGATAAAAAAGTAATGTTTAACTCTGTATATAAATCAGACCGTAAAACAATGTTAAAGTCTATTCATACACTTATGGATGAAGCTGACGCAATAGTTCATTATAATGGCAATAGGTTTGATATACCCATACTTAATAAAGAGTTCCTAGAAGCTGGTATGCCACCACCTAGCCCTGCTAAACATATAGACTTACTACAAACATCTCGCAGTAAATTTAGGTTTGTATCTAATAAACTAGATTACATTGCACAGCGTTTAGGTTTAGGTAAAAAGACAGCACATGAAGGTCACGAACTATGGCTTAAAGTTATGAATAACGATAAGTCAGCATGGAAACGAATGGAAGAATACAATCGCAATGATGTTGTATTACTAGAAAAATTGTATGATAAGTTTAAAGGTTGGATAAGTAATCATCCTAATCATAATCATTTCTCAGAAGAAAGAGTATGTCCTAGTTGTGCAAGTAATAAGGTTCAGCAACGTGGTTATTCAGTATTAACTGCTGGAAAGTATCCAAGATTTCAATGTCAAAATTGTGGTTCTTGGTTTAGAGGTAACAAAAAATTAACATCAGACAAATCAGAAAAATTCGTCAAAATATAGGATTTATTATGCAGCGTTCAGAAGTAGAGATTATCTGTAATCACATGCTAGGTAAAACTATCATATCTTGTGAAGCTGAACATGGCGATAGCACAATCATCATACAATTAGATGATGACTCTTATATAGAAATAAGTGGTGAGGAACTATCCATTTATGGGGAACTAACACCGTTAGATGACTGATACCAAGCGTCTATATAATCTTTTAATCCTTCTACACCATTACCAAGAATAACAAGTTTATCTTCAGTAACTTTATAAAAGTTATTTACTTCAGTTCCTGTATTATCACTATATCCATTTATAACTAACACAGTAAACTTATTTTGCTCTGCTAATGCTTTTAACAGTATCTTTTGACCTAGAGATATATTTTCATCTTCACGCTTCCACTCTCCAATAAGAAAGTTTCCATGTCTTTCAAAAACCATGTCAATGTTAGATGGCATAGCTTTTGGATTTTCTAGTATTACACCTCTTAAAAAGCCAAAGTCTGTATGACTAGCATACGCATTACGCATAGCATTATACACAAATTATAATACCATTAGAACCAACTTGACAGACTGTTACAGACCCATCAGGCGCTAATATAGTAGTAGTTTGACTAAATGTTTCTTCAGTCCAAAAAATAGCTAATGCAGCCATCACCACAATAAATACCCAATATATTTTACTCATCATCAAACCTTTGTAATTGAGCTTCTAATTCTGGTGGAATTTCAGCATCATCATCACGCATAACTTCTATTAGCTTATTTTTATACCATTCTGATTTGTCTAAGTCTTGTGCAAAAGCACCCTTAAAAGGATATCGTAAGTCATACTTCATCTTACAACCCTTTAAATATCCAATAAACTCTTCTTTAGTCAAACGACTTTCAATCACATCTATTGTTTCAATACCGCCTTGTAAATAATGCGGTGGTCTATTCACTAAATCAACCATTCTTATCCCCTTATAAAAAATAAATCAACAAGTTCATAACATCCATAAGCAAACCAAAACATACCACCAACAATCAACATCCATATTACTATATCTAATATTTTTTCTGCTAAGTCCATTTTCCATACTCCCTTCCTACAGTTACAGACACATACGTTCTATTCTTAAATCGCTTATCTAATTCATTATTATAAGTCCATTTAGGCAAAACAATATATCCTTGGCTTTCTAAATACTTTAACCTAGTCCTATTAGTTACGCATTGTTGAACAATATTTTTAATGCTGCAATTAGGATGCTTATTAATATAATCTATAATAAATTTTGCTTGTCGTTGGTCATCTAGTTTAGTGTACATCTTTCACTCCATGCAATTGTTCTATAATCCTAGCAAATTGTATCATTCTTTCTATAGTCATTGGCTCATATCTTGTTGGAAATACTTTGCCATAAGCCTTCATTATTTCTTCTTGTGTTAGTGGTTTAGAGTCCATTGTTAGCTTCTACTAATCGTTTACTATCATACTTAGATAATCCTTTATATTCCTCTACAGGTTCACCAGGAAACAATGGTGTTATCTTAATGTGATGGGTTGTATTCTTTAAGTCGTTTAAATATGATAATTGGTTAGGATGAAATGACCATAAATAAGACTTCTTTAGGTCACCTGACTTTATATCAAATTCCTCATATAAAAATGCTAGTGGTTCTTTTTTCATTAGTAAAATACCATCCTTCCTATGTGCGTTTTTTTACGTTTACCGAACCATTCTTTCTTTGGCGGTATTGAGTCATCATGAAAATATAAAGCATTTGCAACTGGGTTAGTATGTTTATGATAAATAACCGTATCAATAACCAAAAGTTTAGTCTCCAAATACGCCCTTTCATCAACTGGATAGTGGTCTTCGTCTTGCACAGCAAACTGATTATTAGCATAAACGACAGAGCATACAGAATAACCCCAACGACCAGAATGCAACCTATTACGAATAACATTTATAACACCTACCTTTTCTTCTAGTGTTCTTGTATTGACCTCATGATACACAGCAGTTGCATAACAAGCAATATCTAATTCTAAAGACTGAATATCCATTATAGACCTTTCATGGTTTTCTTGTGTCTAGCAAATCCACATAAGCGTATAATTCCATTATATTGTGCAATTAAGCATAATATATTATTAAAGGAAAATATTATGTGGACAACTCCAGCAGCTACAGAAATGCGTTTTGGCTTTGAAGTAACAATGTACGTAATGAACAAATAATTAAATAGGGGAGGTCAAACTCCCCTTTTTATTAAAATGGAACATCCTCTTCTGCACCTTCAACAGCAGGTTTAAGTCTCTCGTCAGTTGCTACCATTGCTACAGCACCACTAATAAACTTACCATTAGCACCTTCTCTAACCCAACCTGATAAAGTAAACTCAATACCATCTACGTTTAACTTACCTCTATAGTCTGGTCGTTTAGGATTATCACCTTTATCATTCTTGTTTAACGTAAACGTGTTTGTGTTGTCGTACTCAGCCATATATTACTCCTTTAGTTTTAAAATTGTTTGGTCTACTTCGTCTAGGAACTTTAATACTTCTGTTTCTAATTCTCCTATGTAAGTATCATCTCTGTCAACCCTAGCTACAAATAACTGTAACTCTTCAGGGAAGTTAGGATTATAACTTACAAAGTCTACCCATTTAGCACCGGTGCAAGCTAACTGCCATTGCATCTGTGGTATGTACTTACTAGGAACTGACTTACTAATAAGCGTATTAGTATGGGTAGTTTCTATGGGCGACTTCACCTCTATCAACCCCGCATACTTGCCATCTTCTTCTGCATTTACAGCTCCGTCAGGACTAGCACCGCTATTCTTAATAACAGGATGGTCAAAGAAACCTACCTCTGTTACAGATACCCCTCTAGTTCGCATATAAAGCTCTCTAGCAGCACTTTCTCGTTCAATCCCATCTAACATAGCCTGACTAACAAAACCACTATCTGCTTTCTTTCCTGTAAGTCTTTCGGCTACAATTTGAATAAGATAATTTTGCCTACTTGTAGAGACTCCTGTTTTAGTCTTAGCAATTACATCTGAAATACGTGATGCAGTAACCTTAGCAATTCTTTGTGCAAGCCAGGCTTCATTTACAACTCCATCTATTCTTTGAGCTTCCATTATAGAAAGTCCTTGCTAGATACAGCTTTTAGAGCTGGTTGTTCAGCATCAGGGGCTATGTCTTCACCAGAATATATGTACAAGCCAATACCATGTAATGCAATAGCTTTAGCTAAACAACGCTGCATAGCTGTATTAACTGCCATAGCATCTGGGTTAGGGATAGCTTGATTTCTAAAGTTAAGCACAGGTAATTGTGCAGTCATAGACTTACCAAACGCATGGACTGTGCAGAATACCATGAGTGTTTCACCAAACTGTTTAGGTTCACCATATCCCCATGAAGCAGTTGGGTCTTGCTGTAGAAGTGTATCCACAGCCCAAGCCCATGATAAGTATGATAGACCATTCTTTTTCTCAATGTGGTCTGATACGTTAATCTTGCGTAGTTCGTTATAGTTCATCTTTGCTCTCTCCTTCTGTTGTAATTCGTGTTGATGTTGTTCCATCATTACTTGGTCGTAATGTTGCTGTTGTGACATTTGCTCTCTCCCATTTGTCGTTATCTAATTTAAGTTCGTCATTCAATCGTTTAAGAATATCTGCTATCTGTTCTAAACCATTCGCCATATTATATACCCCCAAAATACAAAAAGGAATAGCCATAAGTATTTATTCATATTGCACCTGCTAACTTGCCCATAACCCATAGGCAGAATGCTACATAAACCCAGAATAGTGTTGCTGTTGCTATCATTGTTGAAATTTTCATGTCTCTCTCCTAAAGTTGACAAATGCACTTTAAACCCATAAAAAATACCTGTCAAGCATTTTCTAACAAATAATTAGTTTACAACTAGAATTAGTTATGTTAATGTCTTTTGGCATTATTAACTTTATGGAGAGCATTATGATTACAAACGTATTAGGAGAGTTACTAGAAGCAAAAACAGCACTATTTAAAATTCATACTATTTTAGAGTTAGCAGATGGTCATTTAACAGATGGTGGTCTTGAATTAACAGAGACAGAATGGTCAGCGATTTATGATGCTATTGAGAAAGGTTTAGGTGAAGATAGTGTACAAGATTAAAAACTGGGAAAAGTTTAATCTCTATAATCCTAAGAACCCACGTTATCAAAAAAAGATGACGTGGTTTAAATTTTATGGTACGGATTACATAAATAACATAGATATACATAAGCTATCTTTTGAACAAAAAGCTGTTTTAGTAGAGTTGTGGTGTCTTGGTTCTGAAAGTGATGGTGTGTTACCTGACAACTTTGAAATAGCTTTTAGACTTCATTACCCTATTGATTTTGTTGAGAAAATAGTAAAAGAACTATTTACTAGAGGATTGTTAGTCGAAAACTACGAGCCTGTTACGATAGAGAAGAATAAGAGAAGAGAAGAGAATAATATATATGTCGTTAAAACGACCAATAGGTTTGAAGAATTTTGGGAAAACTATCCTAATGTTCGTAAAGTAAACAAGAAAACATGTATTGAAAGATGGGCTAATAAAAATCTTGACGGTATAGCAGATGAAGTGATAGGGTATGTAAAGAAGATGAAAGATACTCAATCATGGAAAGATGGATTCTCACCAGCACCTTTAACGCTTTTGAACCAGGAGAGATGGAATGATGGTGAAGCTCCACAAGAACGTAAAGTTTGGGAAGGTGGCATTTAGTGAATATAGGTGAAGTAATAGATAAACTAACAGTTAGTCAATCAACAGTGCAAGAATTTTATAATGAAGGATACGGACATGCAGAGTTTAAAGTTAAAAGTACGGATATATTTGCTGATGATTTGGTACGGTATTTTGGTGAGGAAATTCATAGTGGTAAATCACTTGGCTGGATTAAGACGGAAGATAAGTTCCGTGTTAGGAATGAATTAAATATTTTAACAGGTGTCTCAGGACATGGAAAATCTATGTGGCTTTCACAAGTTATATTGTCTATGATGAAACAGAATACTAAATGCTTAATAGCTTCTTTAGAAATGAGACCTGTACTTACATTAGCTAGGATGGTTACACAAGCATTAGGTTCACCAGAGCCAACAGATGAATATATACATAAGTTCTGTGAACGTGCTAAAGATAAGTTATATATATACGACCAGCACCAACAAACAACATCACAGGATATGATAGCTACACTTTACTATGGTAAACATATTTTGGGAGTAGAAGTATTTGTAATAGACAGCCTTATGAAAATGTCAGATATATCTGAAGAGTCATTAGAAGCACAAAAGTTATTTGTAGACAAACTAGCTGTAACTGTAAGAGACCTTAACATTGCTGTTTTCTTAGTTGCACATACAAGAAAAATGAAGTCAGAAGAAGAAATACCAGATGCTACAAATATTATGGGTAGTTCGCATATTAGAAACTTATGTGATAATATTATTTGTGTATGGCGTAATAGGTCTAAAGAAAGATTGAAGGAAGAAGGAAAAGTCTCTGATGCTGAATTAAAGATTATTCCTGATTGTAAAGTCTTTGTACAGAAACAACGTAATGCTCAATGGGAAGGAAACTTTAACTTTTATTTTGACCAAAAAGGTTTACGATATAACGAGAGTCCACCAAGATGACCATAAATGAATTTATCAAGCAATGCAAAAAAGTATTCGGAGATGATATAGAATACAAAGCAACTTCTAAAGATGGACAAGTATTTAAAACGAAAGGATGGAGAGATGATAAAGTGGTCGCTAACCAAAGACAACTTGCCAATGCTAGTGGAGAAGTTAAAAACACTTGACTTTACTCATAGGTGGAGAGTAACAGTAACAGATGCTAAACTTAACCGTAGCCTAGAACAAAACGAAAGACTATGGGAACTGTATTCTAGTATAGGAAACCATTTAGGCATTGAAAAAGATAAGATACATGAGCTCATGGGATATAAATTTTTAAGATACCAAACAGAAATTGCTGGGAACGCAATAGAACTTATAAAATCAACAACAAAATTAACCACAAGTGAGATGGCAGAATATCAGCAACAAATAGAAGTATTTGGTCAAACAGTTGGTTGGGGATGGGATTATTAAATGAACGTATTATCATTATTTGACGGAATGTCATGTGGGCAGATAGCATTAAACCAATTAGGATTTAAAATAGATAATTACTTTGCATCTGAAATAGACAAAGATGCTATGAAAATAGCTAAAAAGAATTTTCCTAATATAAACCATATTGGTGATGTAACAAAAGTAAAAGGTAGTGAATTGCCTAAAATAGATTTACTCATGGGTGGTAGTCCATGTCAAGGATTTAGTTTTGCCGGTAAACAATTAAACTTTAACGACCCAAGAAGTGCATTGTTTTTTGAGTTTGTTAGACTTCTTAAAGAAACTAATCCTAAATACTTTTTACTTGAAAATGTAAGAATGAAGAAAGAGTCAGAAAATGTTATTAGTGAATATCTTGGTGTTAAGCCAATTGAAATAAATAGCAATCTCGTATCTGCTCAAAATAGAAAAAGATTATATTGGACTAATATTCCTAATGTTGTGCTACCTGAAGACAAAGGTATTTTATTGAAAGATGTATTAGAACTTGTTGTTGATGATAAATATAATTTATCTGAAGCAAAAATAGATAGAGTATTAAATACCCAAAGAGGCAAAGGGTTTTTTTATGA